TAGAAGCAAGAACTACAAATATTGCATCTTCTGGTAGTCCAGGTATTACAACTATTGGTCAATATAGTTCTTCCTTTGATGCTGCATATTTTGTTCTTCAAGTTACAGACTCGACGAATAAGAGATATGTAATGTCCGAACTCTTGATGTGTGATGATGATGCTGATAAAGATGGTGCAGGTCAAACATATATGGTTGAGTATGGTAATGTTGAGTCTAAAACTGGTCTAGGTACATTCGGAACCAAGATGAATGGAACTGATAAGACCTTATACTTTAAACCAAGAGCAGGAATTGCTGTTAGTGTAACTGCATTCATGAATGCAATGGCATTTGTTGATGATACTAATGATAACATTGACTTTACTAATGGTATGATCAGAACTGGTTTTGCTCAATATGAGGGAACCGAAAATGCTATTAAGAGAGAATTTGGTTTAACACATGAATTAAATCCAATATTTGAGAAATACTTTACTGGTAATGATACTACTGTTGTTAATCTTTCTGCCAATACAATCAATCTTCCAAACCATTTCTTCGTAACTGGTGAGGCAGTTAAGTATCATCACGTTGGTGGTATTACATCTGCTATTGGTATTGCACAAAGTTCTTTTGCTGGTATAGGTAATACAGAATTATTACCTGAAGATGTATTTGTTATTAAAATTAATGAAGATAAGATTAAACTTGCAAGTAGTGCAGTAAATGCATTAAAAAGAGTTCCTATTTCATTAGACCTTACAAGTGTTGGTATTGGTACAAGTCATAGATTTGCTGCTACTAATCAAAATGCTAAAGCAGTAATAACGATTGATAATGTAATTCAATCTCCTGTTGTTGCAACAGCGATAACTACAGTTCTTGCTGACCAAGTAACATCAATTGATGATCATCTGAAACTTAGTGGAATTACTTCATACTTTGGATCAGAATTGATTCAAATTAATAATGAGATAATGAAGATCGAAGGTATTGGTATTGGTGAAACTAATCAGATTAGAGTTCGTAGAGGATGGTTGGGAACCAAGATTGGAGCTGCTGCTACTGGTGATCTAGTAACGAAAGTTGTTGGAAATTATAATATTATCAATAATAGTTTGACATTCGCTGAAGCACCATTTGGTAATGTTCCACTTGGTTCAACTACTAATGCACCTGATGAAAGAGATTGGAGTGGTATATCAACTAGTTCAAGTTTCCACGGAAGAACGTTTATGCGTTCTGGTGTAGAAGATGAGGCAAATGAAACTTACTATAGAAACTTTGTTTTTGATACTGTTTCAAACAAATTCAATGGTATTGAGAAAACATTCAGACTTTATGATAGTGGATTAGATGTCACTGGAGTATCTACCGAAAATGCTGTACTTTTAGTTAATGATATATTCCAAAGTCCTGGTGCAAGTAATGATTATGTAATAGAAGAATCTGGTGGTATTAGTTCAGTTAGATTTACAGGAGTTGCTGCATCTATCGGAAATGATGTTAACACTGCAGGTATTCCTCTTGGTGGTGTTATTCTTTCAGTTGGTTCTACAGAGGGAGGTGGATATCAACCACTCGTAGCTGCTGGTGGAACTGTATTAACAATTCCTGCAAGTGTAGTTGTTGGTTCTGCTGGAAGTCAAGGATCTATATCTACGATTGGTGTTGCTAACAGTGGATCTGGTTATAGAGCAGCAATAGAATCTGATATTCTAACTGAAATAGCATCTCCAGTGGGTGTTGGATCAACAGTAATTTACCTTAAGAATCAAAATAGTGTCTTTGGATTACTTAATGTATTGAATAATGGAGATAACTGTAGAATAGGGGTAGGAACATTTACAATTCCTGTTGATATTGTTTCTGTGGGTGGAACATTTGTACGCATAGGTTCAGCTGGAACTTCTCCTCATATTATACCTGTTGATACTTCAGTTAAAGTTGCAATAACAACTGCAACAGTTGGTTATGTTAATATTAGGGCAGAGATTAATGAACTTCAAGATGGTGAGTATATTGGAGTATCAACTGCTGCATATAACCCAGTAACAGGTATTGTTACAGTAACAACAGTTGCTGAACATGGTTTAAGTGAATTTGACTATATTAAGATTAGAGATAAGACTCTTGCATTTAATTGTAACTATGCTTCTGGTGGAACTAAATTATATCCAAGAGAATCTGATCCGATAAGTGGTAGATGGATACAAGCTACTAATGTTAATGCAAATTCATTTGAAGTACAAATCCTAGATCAGGTTCCTTCTACAAATACAGGTATTCATACATTCCAGTATGCACATCCTAATGCAATTATAATAGGTGAAAGGATTCCAGAATATCATGTTGGATTTGCAACCATCATGACTGGAACTGGTAATATATCAACTAACGTTAGCATAACAAATACTGAAGCAAGATTCTATTCCCAGAGAGCGATATCAAATGTTGAATATCAAGCAGCATCTGGTATAACAACTGTTACTACATCAACTTCTCATGGATTATTATATGGTGATGAAGTATTTGTATCAGGTATTGCCTTTACTTGCGATTATGCACCTGGAGTGAATATTACTGGTGCAGCATATAGTGCAGCAAGTGGAATTATGACTGTTACCACTGCTGTTGGTCATGGTCTAACAACTATTGGAACTAAATCAAGCACTGTTCTTCTAACAGGTATTGCATTTACTTGTGGATTGGATAATGGAGCATCTGAACACATATATCCAAGAACAACAGACCCAACATATAACGGAAATAAGGTTCTTGAGGTATTAAGTTCTACTCAATTTGTAGTTAATGTCGGTATAGCAACTGTACCAACATTCTACAAGTCAGGTGGAATTGCTCAACCATCACTCATAGCACCAAGAAAGACTGATAGAGCATTTACTGGAGAACCAATTCTTCGAATTGTAAGTCCAACAACATTTGAAATTAAGAGTGGTATATCAACTAGAGAACATAATTATGCAAGAGGTGGAACAGTTGATAAAGTAACTAATCTTATATTTGATGAACCACGTTCATACCAAGACATACCACTATTCTACTCTTCATCTTCAGTTTCTGGAGTTGGATCTAATTCATTCGTAGATATTGTTGTTGGTCAAGGAGCAAGTGTACTCGACTTCTCTATTGAGAGTAAAGGATATGGTTATGGTGTTAATGAAATTCTAACAGTTCCTATTGGTGGACTTACAGGTATACCAACAACTTCTGCTTATAATGATAATGAATTCCAACTTACAGTTCAAAAAGTATTTGCTGATGAATTTACTGGTTGGACTGTTGGTGAATTACAACTATTAGATAGTCCTCAAAAGAATTTTGATGGAAATAAGCAAGCATTTAATTTAACTCTTGCAGGTACTTTAATATCAATTCTTGCCAAAAGAGGATCGAGAATTAATATTCAAGATGTTCTTCTTGTATTTGTTAATGACGTACTTCAAGTTCCAGATGAAGGATATGAATTTCCTGGTGGTAGTTTAATTACCTTTACTGAAGCACCTAAACCTGATGATACATGTAAGATACTGTTCTATAAGGGAACTGGTGATACTGATGTTGTTTTCGTAGAAGTTATTGAAACTGTTAAGAAGGGTGATAAACTTACAATTAGTCCTAATCCTGATAAGGGACATCCTTATTATTGGGAAGAAGATGCTAGAGCAGTTCTTCGAGTTGATTCTACTGATAAAGTTACTACTCCAACTTACAATGGACCAGGAAATACTTCAGATGATACTTTAGAAAGACCAGTTAAATGGTGTAGACAGACTGAAGATAAAATTATTAATGAAATTGAAATTGGTAAGGATAGAGAATTGTATGAAGCAGTAATTAATCCAGTTGCTCACATTACCAAATCTGTTGGTATTGGTTCTTCATCAGTATACATGAGTAATGTACAACCATTCTTTAACCCTGCTAATGAAAATGATCAAACAGTTGCTTTCCAGAATAAAGTTAACTTTATAAATCAAGATGCAAAACTTCCTGCATTTGCTAGTGCTAATGTATCTGGATTAGGAACTATAACCTCTATAACAATATCAGATGGTGGTGCAGGTTATTCGACTGCAACAGTAAGTGTTGCAAGCACTGTTGGTATTGGTACAACAACCCAAGCATTTGGTAATGTTGTTATAAGTGGTGGACAAGTTACTGGTGTTGGATTAACCAATCCTGGTTATGGATACACCTCATCAGATTCACCAATTGTTCTTATTAGTCCACCAACTCTTGATGACTTTGAGGAAAATGCAGTCAACCAATGGTATGGAGATCATGGTGTAATTGTTGGATTTGGAACCACCGCAATAACTGGTGTTACAACCCAATTAGTCTTTGATTTACATATTCCACTCAACTCTTACTTAAGAGATGGTACCCATGCTGCTAATCCTATAACCAAGAGTGCAATAAAAGCGAATGATTACTTTATGGTATTTGATAGTAATATTGGTTCTGCATCAACTACTATCAGAGCGATGGATAATCAAACTGGAACTGTTATTGGTATTGGAAACTCGCATATAGATAATATATACGTTGTTAAGAGTGCTACTGATATAGTAGGACCTGCTGGTTATGATGGTCTTGGATCAACAACTCTTCGAAGAGTAATATGTGATATTCAAGATCGTTTCACAGGGTATTCTGGTATAACTACATTAAATGGCGGTAATCCTTATTTGGGTGCCTTCAGTTGGGGTCGTGTTGATGTTAAATCAAGAGCAGGACTAAATTCCTATACTGCATATACTTTGGGTGGTATAGGAACTAACGATGTTACTGGAATTCAAACTTCCATGAAAGTTCAAAGAACTGCATCGTTAAAATACAAAAATTATGATACCTAATAAATAATAAAAAAACTGTCAAAATGGCCGCCATTATAACAGATCAGATAAGAATATTAAATGCCAAAAACTTTGTTTCGGGTGTAACATCCAGTGCAAATGCATATTATTCATTCATTGGATTACCCAATCCAAATGATTATCAATCTGATTGGGATACTACCCCTCCTTCACCGAAGGATAACTTTACTGAAGAGAATGATTATTGGGATACTATGGTTGCATTGAAGAAAATTAATTCTTCAGATGTAAGACAAGTTATTCCGAAGAGAAATTGGGCTTCGGGAACAACTTATGATATGTACAGACATGATTATAGTAGATCAAACACGGCAGCAGTTTCGGGTGCAACTAATCTTTATGCATCATTTTACTATGTAATGAATAGTGATTATCAAGTTTATATTTGTTTGCAGAATGGAAGTAATCCAGATAATCCAGCAGGAAGACCATCACTAGATGAACCAACATTTACTGACTTGGAACCAAGATCAGCAGGATCAAGTAATGACGGTTATGTTTGGAAATATATGTATACAGTCACTCCAAGTGATGTTATAAAATTTGAAACTACTGATTTCATGTCAGTTCCTGCAGATTGGTCTACTGCTACTGGCACTGCTGCAGTTAGAGATAATGCAGTTGATGGATCAATTAAAATAGTTACAGTAACTGATCGTGGAGTTGGTCTTGGTACTGCGAACAGAACTTATACAAGAGTTCCTATTAAAGGCGATGGTAGCGATGCTGAATGTACTATTGTTATAAACAATGATTCTAAAGTTGATACCGTTACTGTATCAAACCAAGGATCGGGATATACTTATGCTAATGTTGATTTGATAGCAGGTGGAGTTCCAACAGGAAGCACTATACCAAAGATGGATGTTATTATACCACCACAAGGCGGTCATGGTGCAGATATTTACAGAGAACTTGGAGCATATAATGTTCTTTTATATTCAAGAATTGAAAATGATAATGAGAATCCAGACTTTGTAACAGGAAACCAAATTGCTAGAGTTGGTGTTGTAGAAAATCCAGAAGTTAGTACTGGAACTTTACTATCTGTTGATAAAGCATCTGCAGTAAACGGTTTAAGATTGACTGGTACTGGATACAGTTCTGCAACATTTACTGCAGATGCTTACGTTACCCAAACAATTGCAACTGGTTCAACTGCTGTTGGACGAGTTATAAATTATAACCAAACAACTGGTGTATTAAAATATTGGCAAGACAGATCTGTATCGGGATTTGCTACAGTTGGTACTGCAGAAACTAATCCAAAATATGGATTTAATCTGAATCAATTTACAGCAACACCTGGTAGTGGTGGAAGTAAAGTAATTGTTCCTTCTACAGGGTCAAATTTAGAAATTGACTCGGCCTTCACTGGTATCTCTACCATAATAAATAATAAAACATACTACCTTGGTCAATCATTTACTGCTGGAATAGCGGGTCCTGAAGTTAAAAAACATGCAGGAAACATCATTTATGTCGATAATCGACCAGCAATAACCAGATCAGCCAACCAAAAAGAAGATATTAAAGTTATCTTGCAGTTCTAAAGAATTATGTCACAGCAAACAAATCTAAACGTAGCACCGTATTTTGACGATTTTGATGCTGCAAACGATTATCATAGAGTTTTATTTAAACCTGGCGTTCCAGTACAGGCAAGAGAATTAACGACTCTACAATCAATATTACAAAACCAGATTGAAAAATTTGGTCAACACTTCTTTAAAGAGGGTGCAAAGGTAATACCTGGAAATACTGGATTTTCTCAACGTTATAAATGCGTTCAATTAAACAATGACTATCTTGGAGTACCTGTAGAAGCATATGCTGATCAATTAGTTGGAACAAAAATAAGTGGTGAAAGATCTGGTGTTACTGCATTTGTTGATAAAGTTTTAACATCAGCAGATTCTGAAAGAGGTAATTTAACACTTTATATCAATTATTTAAATTCAAGCACTGCAAATAATTCAACAGAAGAATTTTCTGATGGGGAAAATTTAACATCTAATGCCACAATAACATCAGGTCTTCTAGGCAATACAACAATTGCTGCTGGAACTCCATTTGCACAAACAATATCTACAGATGCAACTGCAACTGGATCTGCATTCCAAATTCAAGATGGTGTATATTTTATTAGAGGAAATTTTGTTAATGTAAATCAAGAGACTCTTATATTAGATCAGTATAATTTTAAACCATCATATAGGGTTGGTTTATTTGTTAATGAAGAAATAATAAATGCTGATATAGATGAAAATTTAAATGATAATTCTCAAGGTTTTAACAACTACTCTGCACCAGGTGCTGACAGGTTAAAAATATCCGTTAGTTTATTTAAAAAAGCAACTACTGATTTTGATGATGATAGTTTTGTTGAACTTGCTACTATTGTTAATGGTGCAATAAAAACTAAAAATAAAAGAGGCACAGGTGGAGGTGGAGTAGGTAGAGATGATATTACTGATACTCTTGCAAGAAGAACATATGCAGAGTCTGGTGATTACTATGTGAAACCATTTGGTTTAACTGTAATGGATTCGTTAAATGATGGTCTTGGTAACAAAGGTCTTTTTGAATCTGGTCAATATACTTATGGTGGAGCAACTGCATCTTCTGATTTAGCACTTTACAAATTCTCTCCAGGTAAAGCATTTGTTCGTGGATATGAAATTCAAGTTGATAATCCAACATTTCTGGATGTTAAAAAACCAAGAACAACTAAAACGATTAAAGATCAGAATATAATTTATAATACTGGTCCTACTTTAAAATTAAATAGAACTTTAAGAAATCCAACAATTGGTATTGGAAATACTTATGTTTTAAGTCTTCGTGACCAAAGAGTAGGTCTCACTTCGGATACAACTGCTGTTGGTACTGAAATAGGTGTAGCAAGAGTTTATGATTACAGATTGGAATCTGGATCATATAGTGCTGCTAATGGGTCTTTAAACGAGTGGAATATTGCTTTATATGATGTTCAGACATATACTAAATTAAACGTAAACCAGAATGTATCACTTACTGTACCAACATTTATTAAAGGTGCTAATAGTGGTGCTACTGGATTTTTAAAGAGTGCAGTTAGTAATAGTGTTGAACTAACAATATATGAAACAAGTGGAGAATTTATTAAGAATGAAGCATTAATATTTGAATCAAACACAGCAACCACTTTTGGTAATGGAAGAATTGCTGTAGCAGTTACTGCACATACATTATCTAATGTAAAATCTCTTTATGGAACAAATGATGGAGTCACTGGTATTAACACCTTCAATGCTGACGTAGTTCAATCTGATGGTATTTTTATTGGAGCAGCAAAAATTGCTAATGAAAGTAGTAATTCAAGTACTGTAACAAGTGCAAATCCAAGATTCCCTGCAAATATTAGTGTTGGTAATTTAGTTCAATATAGTGATGAAACAAGTGGTGGGGATCCAATTACTGCAAGAGTTACTTCTGTTACAACTAACAATATTACAATTGCTGGAGTAACAACAGTTCCTGGAGTTGTTAATGGTAAATTACCTGGTATAGGAGTTGGTTATACTGTTGGATTTAATGCTTCTGATTTTACAGTATTAACTACTGAACTTACTGGTTCTTCTGATAACACATTATACACTCATTTACCAAGAACTTCTATTTCAGAAGTTGATTTGACAGATGCGACATTAACTATTAGAAAAACATTCACTGTTAATATAACTAACGGTCAACTTGATTCATCTACTCTTCCAACTGCAGGAACTAATGAAACATTCTTGGCATTTGATGAAGAAAGATATTCTTTAATAAGATCTGATGGAACCACTGAAGCAATAAATGCTTCTAATTTCTCATTTACTGGTGGTGGAGCAAGTCTCAACATTTTTGGTCTTGGTGCTAATGACACCAATGCAACTCTTATTGCAACTTTAAGGAAAGGAAAACCTAAAGCAAAATTAAAAGCAAAAAATAGAGTTAATTCAATACTAATCAATAAATCAAAACATGATGGATCTGGATTTGGTGCTACCACATTGAATGATGGTTTACTTTATGGAAACTATCCATTCGGAACAAGAGTTCAAGATGAAATTATCTCTTTGAATGTTCCTGATGTAATTGAAATACATGGTATCTTTGAGTCAGAAAATACTGGAGATCCATCTGCACCAGCAATTAATTTAACTTCAATAACCAATCTTACAGGTACAACTTCTGATTTATTGGTTGGTGAAGTATTAAAAGGTGCTAGAAGTGGTGCAATAGCTATTGTTGCAACAAAAGAAACTGCTTCAAAAATTACAGTTCTTTATAAAAATGATTTAAGATTTAAAGAGGGAGAATCACTTACTTTTGCTGAATCAAATACTACAGCAGTGGTTTCTACTTTAGAATCAAATAGTTTTGATGTTTCTGCAAATTATACTTATGAGAGTGGTCAAGAACCAACTTTCTATGATTATGGTAGAATAAACAGAAAAGCAGATGCAGAACCTGCAGAGAAAAGATTAATAATATATTTTAAGAGTTGTTTCTATGATTCTACGGATGAAGGTGATATTACTACAGCAAATTCTTACGTTGATTTTGAACGTGGTACAGAGATTGATACTATTGGTGGATTCCGTGAAACGGATCTATTTGATATTAGACCAAGAACTTCTCCATATACAACTGCAGTAGGTGCAAGATCCCCTCTTGAATTTGATGGTAGAACATTTAATTCTGCTGGAAACTCTGCTGCAAATATATTGTCTTCAGATGAAGCAATCTTTACTCATTATGCATATTATCAAGGTAGAAAAGATAGGGTTTACTTAACAAAGGATGGTAAGTTCCAAGTTAAATATGGAGATCCTGCAGATAATCCAAGAAAACCTTCACCTGTTGATGATGCATTAGAAGTAGCACAAATTTCATTACCACCATATCTTTATTCTCCTGAACAAGCTTCTGTTAGTTTTATGGAGCACAAGAGATTTAGAATGAAAGATATTAAAGGTCTGGAGAATAGAATAACCAGTCTTGAGTATTATACAGCATTATCTCTTTTAGAAACAAATACTGCTAATTTATTTGTTTCAGATTCTGGTGGATTAAACAGATTTAAGTCAGGATTCTTTGTTGATAACTTTAGTGGATTTAAACCACAAGACGATAAGTTAAAAATTGATAATAGTATTGATAGAAAGCATAAAGAACTTAGACCAAGACATTATACCAACTCTGTTGATATGATATATGGTCCAGTTTTGAATGTTGATCCAACTGCTGACCTTAACTTTGCAGCGATTGAAGGTAATAATGTAAGAAAATCGAGTGACATTATTACTTTAGATTATAGTGAAGTAGAATATATTAAACAAGAGTTTGCTACAAGATCAGAAAGTGTAACTCCTTTCTTAATTAGTTTCTGGCAAGGTACTCTTGAAATAACACCTGCATCAGATACTTGGATAGATACAGTTCGATTAGATCCGAAGATTATTCAAGTTGAAGGTGACTATGCATCAACAATGAAAATGTTAGTAGAAACTGAAGGAGTGGATCCACAAACTGGTATGGGTCCAACTATTTGGGATGCATGGGAAACTACCTGGACTGGTGTAACTGAAAATACTTGGGAAGAAAAATCCACTACAACATCTGATGGTCCTGAATGGGATGTTGGTGGTTGGCCTAATGGAGATCCTTCAACCAACCCTGCAAAAATATACTTTACAAGAACAACAACTACAACACAGGATCTTTATAAAGAAACTGTGAGAGAGGGAACTGCAAGAAGAACAGCTAATCGTACAGTTGTAACTGAACATTTTGATAAAGAAACTCTTGGAGATAAAGTTGTAAGTAGAGATTTGGTTCCTTATATGAGATCCAGAAATATTGAATTTGTTAGTGAAAGAGTTAAACCACTTACACAACTATATGCATTCTTTGATGGAGAAAATGTAACCAAGTATTGTATTCCAAAATTAATAGAAATTGAAATGACAACTGGTTCTTTCCAAGTGGGAGAAACGGTTAAAGGAATTAGTATTAACACAGGTGCTGGTCAGGAAACAATTCCTGGAGTTAATGCTGAAATAGTATTCAGAACTGCTCAATTAAATCATAAAAAAGGTGCGTATAATGTTCCAACAAAAACATTTACAGATAACCCTTATACAAACCAACCATTATCAGGAGTATATTCTTCAACTTCAACAATCTTAAATGTTGATACATATTCTTTAGCTGATCAAGCAACTGGTGATTTTTATGGTTGGGTAGAAGAAGGAATGACACTTACTGGACAAAGTTCAGGTGCAGAAGCAAAAATAACAAGAGTGAGACTTGTATCTGATATATCAGCAGTTTGTATTGGTAGTTTCTATATACCGAATCCAAATGTTGCTACTCATCCAAGATTTGAAACTGGTACGAAGTTATTAACTCTTACAGATGAATCAACAAATGATGCTGATGCAGCGTCTACAATTTCTGATGAGGCATATACTGCTTCTGGTACATTAGAAACAATACAGGAAGAAATTCTTTCTATTAGAAATGCAAGGATTGAACAAAAACAAGAATTCCAAGAAAAACATGTTAATGAGTCTTTAGGAACTCAACTTATTGGTAGCACAAATTCTGTTAACAGTCAGGAAGACATATATGTTGGATGGTATGATCCTCTTGCACAGTCTTTCTTAATCGATGAAGCAAGTGGTGTATTTGTTACCAAGTGTGATGTATTCTTCAAGACCAAGGATGATATGGATATTCCTTGCGTATTCCAGATTAGGAGTATGAAGAATGGATTACCAACACAAAATATTTTACCATTCTCTGAAATTGTAATAGAACCAAATGATATTAATGTTTCTGGTGATGGGTCAGTTGCTACTACTATTGAATTTAAAGCACCCATTTTCCTTGAAGGTAATGGTACTGAATATGCTATTGCTTTAGCATCTAACTCAACCAAATACAGTGTCTTTATATCACGAATAGGTGAGACTGATCTCTTAACTGATACTTATATTTCCAACCAACCATATTTGGGTTCTTTATTCAAGTCTCAAAATGCTTCTACTTGGGAACCAAGTCAGTGGGAAGATCTTAAGTTTACATTATACAGAGCAGA